CCAAGATTCTACCCCTCAACCCGCGCCGGATCCTCTACCGCGCGTGGGATTTCGGTTGGCACGCGCCGGTCTGCTTGTTCGCCCAGATTGACGAGAAGGATCGCCTCAGCCTACTCCATGAGATCGTCGGGGCGCAACAGACCACCCACGATTTTGCGAGCAAGGTGGTCCAGCGGTCGAACGAATGGTTCCCCAACCATCCGGGCGGGTTTGAAGACTACTGCGATCCCGCGGGCCAACAGGTGCGGGCGCTAGAGAATGAACGAAATGAGAAGCGGGACATTGAAGTGCTGGGAGGCCTCGGCATTCATCCCAAATATCAATGGGGGTGGAGCCGCAAAGATGGACGCTCCCTCATCCACCAGCTCCTCACGATCCGCAGTGACGGTACCCCATCCCTCTACGTGGATGATCGCGCGTGTCAGCTCCTCAGCCAAGCCTTCCTCGGGCGCTACATCTACCCCGAGAAGACTGATGGGAGTCACGATGACGAGCCGGATGACAAAACGCATCCGTGGGCGGATCTGATGGCGGCCCTCCGGTATATGGTGATCGGTCTCCATCCAAAGTTGGGGGTGGCACGGTTCACGTTTGCACCCCGTTCAAGTTTCGTGAACATGACCGAAAGTGGAACGCGGACCCACGGCTATGGGACCCCCAAGCGATGACCCACGCGGCGACCGTGACCATCCAGCTTGCGGCGCAGACGGTGACGTTTGGTCTTCGCCCGGACACCGTGATCGCCCTCTCCCAAGACCTCCCGCCGTATCCCAAGGATCGTCGGGTGGAGGATCTCATCTTGGCCGTGTGGGCGGCGTTGAAGAGGATGCGTGATCAGGAAGCCTAGCAAGCGGCGGATTCCACGGAAGCAGCGGCTCAAGGGCTTCACCGTCGCTCAGTTGAACGAAGAATTCACGGCGATCGGCCGGTGGCTCGACGGTCTCATCTCGTTTCGACAAGCGAGGGAGCGCGCGTGGCGGAGAGTCCGTGAGCAGCCCGAGTAAGATTCTCGTGGCGGTTCCCACACGGGGCGAGGTCGGATTCAACACGATCCAGCGCTTGCAGGACATCCGCGACGCCAACCCGAGCCTCCCGCCCATCCTCTACGAGGCAGGCCGCCTGAGCGTGGCGAGCGTACGAAACGAGATCGTCCGCAAGTTCCTCAAGACGGACTGCGAGATCCTCTTGATGGTGGATGATGATGTCGTCCCTCACCGCGACATTCTCGCCATGTCGCAATATGTGCGACATTCGCTGATTGTGACGCCGGAGCCACGCTACGACATCGTGGGGGCTCCGTACATGCTCCTCCGGCAGCCAATTGCGATGGTGGCAACCCCGTGTGTGTTCCTTCGCGGGCCGGGAGGCGGGTACAAATTCATCCCCAAAACCTTCACCCTCACAGGCGTGGTCGAATGTGACGCCATGGGGACTGGATGCATGATGATCGCCCGTCGCGTCGTGGAGGACCCCCGCTGTATGCCCTTCTCCCTCGGGGTGGACCCGGACGGGGTGATGGTGATGACGGAGGATATGATCTTCTGCCTTCGCGCCAAAGAGGCGGGCTACACGCTCGCGGCGGATTACAGCCGATTCGCGGACCACTGGAACTCCATTTCCCTCAACGCCATTCACAAGGGGTACCATGACGCTTTCGCCCGCGCGGGAAAAGTGCTAACGGACGTTCCGAGTGCGTGAACCGGCCATCCCCTATGCCCACGTCACGATGAAATGCGCCGACGGGCGTATGTCGTTTGCCGTCGATGACGCCCAGGCGTTTCGAAACGATGCCCTGATGACGAGTGCGTTTTTGGCGCTTCGTGATGCGTTCCTTGAACTTCACGCGCGCCAGGAACAAGGGCTTGAATGACTGACCGCGACACCGAGCCCCTCCTCCCCGTCGAGACGCCCGTTGAGGACGCTCCCGAGCAAGAACTCCAACAGGACTTGCTCCCGCGGCTCTCGGCCGAGGATGAGTTGGAGCTGGCCACCCTCGTCCTCTCCGACTACAAGGCGGCGATTCTTGACCGCGAGTCATGGGAAAAGCGATTGACGGAATGGGAGAACCAGTATCATGGGATTCTCCCCGAGAAGACGGAGCCGTGGGAGGGCTGCGCCAACTTCAACGTCCCCTTGACGATGCTCGGCGTGGAAACGCTCAAGCCGCGCCTCATCCAGAGCGTCCTCGGGGAAGACCCGATTGTCCGTGCCATCCCCACGGAGCACACGGACGAGGAGCGTTCGGAGCGCACAGAGCTTTTCCTCAACTGGCAGCTTCGCTCCGAGATTGAAGGGCTGGAAGGGTTGGTGGAGGAGAGCGCCCACATCTTCCTGAACCCTGGCATCGTCGTGGCGAAAGTGCTCCAAGACCAGGAGCGCCGCCGCAAGAAATACGTGCGGGCCTTCCCGGCGAACACGCCCCTGCCTGAGATTTTCCGTACAATCTTTGGACAGGACATCCCCGCGGTGCTAGAAAAGCAGGACCGCTTGGAGTGGAAGGGGCACGTCAAGGACCCCTCGGGACTGGAACGGGACTTTATCCTCAAGTTCCAATTCTTGCCAGACGCGATCAACGTGCTCGTGGACCAGCATTCGATCTTGTATGAAGGGCCACGCATCCACCTGTTGGCTCCCGAGGACTTCGTGGCCCCGTTCAAAGGCGGCGGCGATGTCCAGAAACTCCCGTGGGTGGCCCAGCGCCTCTGGCTGACGGAAGACCAAGTTCGGCGGAAGGCGGAAACCGGGCGGTTCTACAAGGATACCGTCCTCGCGCTCTTAGAGCCCGCGCCGACCGGTGACGATGCCGGGACCGACCAGGGCATCGCGGACACCCGCGCCCAGACCGAGGGGTCCCAACCCGACCCAGCCACGGACGTGACGCTAGACCAATACGAGTTCGTGGAGTGTTACCGTCGCTGGGACATGGACGAGGACGGGTTCGAGGAAGAGATCATCGTGTGGGTGTCCCCACACCTCGAAGGACGAGTGTTCGGGTGGGACTACCTCGATAACGCTTTCGCGCATGGACGGCGTCCGTACCGCGTGGGTCGGTATCTTCGGCTCCCCCAACGCTTCTACGGGCTCTCGTTCCCTGAAGTCGTGCGGGACGTCCAAGACGAAATCAACACCATGCACAACATGCGCGTGGACGCCGGGACGATCCAGAACACCCCTGGCGGATTCTTCCGGGCCTCCACCACCATGCCCCCACAGACGATCCGCGCGAAGCCGGGCGATTGGGTTCCCCTCCAAGTGGAGGATCTCCGCCGGGACATCCTCTACCATCAATGGAACGGCACCCCGATCTTTGGCCAGAACGAGGAAGCCCTCCTCTACCAATATTTCGAGCGGCTGACGGGCCTCACGGACCTCGCCCTCGGACGCCAGCCAAATCGCGTCGGGGCCACGCGCACAGCCAGCGGCACCGCGGCCCTGTTGAGCGAAGCAGGGTTGCGGTTCAAGACGAGCATGGAAGCCTTCCAGCAATTCTGGGTGGATATTTTCTCCGACGTGCTCGCCCTGGATCAGCAGTATCTGCCGCCCGGCAAAGAGTTCCGCGTGACGGGGCGCGTGCCGGAGTTGATCCGAATTGAGGACCGGGAGCAGATCAGCGGGAAATACCATCTCCGCCTGAGCGCCACGACGGAGACGATGAACAAAGCGGTCATGCGGGAGGACGCGACCGCGAAGCTCAATGCGGCGTTGCAGTCCCCGATCCCCCTTCAGATCGGCCTCATCGGAGGCAAGGGATTGTACCGCCTGTTCCGCCAGTATTTCCGCGCCTACGGGGAAGACGACCCCGATATGATCTTGGAACCCATCGGCCAGCAGATCGTCCACACCCCCGAGCAGGAGTTGCAGATTTGGGCGTCCGGTGGGGACGTGCGGCCCCAGATGATGGAGAATATCCCCATCCATTTGGAAGTCCACATGCAGCAGATGCAGAATCCCCTCGTCGCCCAGCAACTCGGCCCCGAGGGGATGCGGAAACTCCAGGTGCATCTCTCCCAGACGATGCAGAACGCTCAAATGCAAGCCATGGCGACGCAAATGCAGCAATCGCGTGGGCGTCCAGGCGCGCAGAGCCCCACCGCGGGGTCCCAAGCGGTCAACGCCCAAACTGGCCGGAATGCTCCACAGCCAGGCCAGCCCCAAACGCCTGCCCCCATGGGTGGTGGAGGGATGATGGGTGGTTGATCTCAGCCTCGTCCATGATGCCGAACACATGCGGCTCCTGTTGGAGAGTCCGGCCTGGAAGGTGCTAGACCGCTACCTCGTGAGTCTGCGGGACGAAGCGTTGAAGATGATGCTCGATCCGCGGCAAGAGGACCAAATCCTGCACCACTGGCGGGGCGTCTACACCGGGACAGAGCGGATTCGTGGGCTCCCTCCCGAGATCATCGCCTACGAAAAAGCGAATCGTTCGTAGCCTGCGGGACTGCCAGCTCGTGGAA